CTGATGCTACAGATTGGTATATTAGTGCAAATATTTATACATCTGCTACACTAGACGACAATACTGGTGCATTTTATGGGCTAGTAAACGAAAATTTAAAAGGTTTAAATGAAATGATAAGTGACGAACCTAATATTTGGAGATAATTATGGATTGGTTTCAAAGTAAAACAGGACAACTCATTGCTCTTGCAACAATAATTACAACGCTTGCAGGCTTTGGCTACAGTGGAGCGACCTATGTCAATCGCATAGCCAACCTAGAAGCTAAGATTGGTGGATTGGGTGAAACAGAAAGCGAAATGAAAGTTATTGAAGAACGCTTTGCATCTATAGAAACATCAGTGCAATTTTTAGAAAAAGAAATAGACAATATTTCTGTACCTGATGTAACAGAAATTAAAACTGATATAGCCACAATTAAAGCTGACTTACAAAGTTTAGATAGTAATTTAAGTAAAGTAGAAGATAAATTAGACAAAAAAGATAGCAACCCTCTGAATGGATAATGAAAAATCTATTCAGTCTTTTGTTGCTTAGTTCTTGTGTATCAGTACCTATGCCTGAGAAAGAATGGTCTGATTCCTATGATCCTGCAAAATGGCGTGCTCAATACGAAATTTGTAAAAAAAAATTGTTTACAAAATACCCTGCTGAGGTAGATAGTGAAGAATGGAGCAAATGTATGGGAGAGTTTGAATGAGTAAAATATTTATAGGAATTATTTTTGCTTTAGGACTATTTACATTTTTTCTTTGGAATGAAAACTCAAAACTAGCAGAACTTAACCAAGCCTTTGAACTTAGAGATAAAGAACAAAAACTAGCATTAGAGTCTATACAAAACGATTTTGCACTCCAAACATCTAGTTTGAAAGATTTGCAAAGCAAGAATAACGCTATAGAATTAGAAATGAGTCGTTATTTAGACATTTTTAAACGACACAATCTTACCAAGTTAGCAAATGCAAAGCCTAGTTTGATTGAAACGAGGGTAAATAATGGAACCAAGAAAGTATTTGATGGCATCGAAGCAGACAGCAGGCATATTGATAGCCTTGATGATGGTTTACAGTTGCAGTCTGATTCCCAGTAGACAACAAGTAGATATAATAACCAAGCCTATTGAACGAATTATCGTTCAACCTGTAATGCCTAGAGCAATTGATCTCAAAGAGCCATATTGGTATGTGGTTTCAAGCAAAAACTTAGATGAATTTCTTGCAAGAGTCGAAAAAGAAGAAGGTCAGGTGGTATTTTTTGCTATGTCTGTACCTGATTACGAATTAATGGCTTACAACATGCAAGAACTTAAACGCTATATCAATGAATTGCAAGAAGTTATTGTGTATTACAGAAAAGTCACCATTGTTGATAAAAAATAAGGGGTAAAGTATGGAAATTTCAAAAGAAGGCATAGCCTTAATTAAAAAATTTGAAGGATGTGAGCTAAAAGCGTACAGATGTGCAGCTAATGTATTAACTATTGGCTATGGTCACACGAAAGATGTTACAGAAGACATGGAAATCACCCAAGAGGAGGCTGAAACCATGTTAATCAATGAATTGATGGAGTATTGTAACTATGTAGATATGTATGTCGATGTTCCACTAAATCAAAATCAATTTGATGCTTTGGTGTCTTGGACATATAACTTAGGACCAAAAAATTTACAATCAAGCACATTGTTGAAGGTTTTAAATCAAGAAAAATACAATGATGTACCTGCACAAATGAGGCGTTGGAATAAGGCAAATGGCGAAGTAAAACAAGGTTTAATACGAAGACGAGAAGCAGAGTCTTTATTATTTGAGGGAAAAGAGTGGCTCAATGTATAATTGGTTTATAATCTATCTAGGCACAACTCCATTAGTGCTTAGGGCAGGATAGAACCAAAAATGTCACTATCTATCTATTCTGTCCGACTTTTATGAATTTAGATAATTTAAAAGATTTTGATATTCTTTCTCCACAAGACAAGGCTGAGGCTGTAACGCTATTACAAAAATATGATGAATTAGGCTTACAAGACTCTTGCCAAAAAGATTTTATGAGTTTTGTCAAACATATGTGGGGTGACACTTTTATTGAAGGTCGCCACCACAAGATTATTGCTGACAAGTTCAATCGTATTGCACAAGGCAAACTAAAAAGATTAATTGTTTGTTTGCCACCAAGACACTCTAAATCAGAGTTTGCTTCTACTTTTTTTCCTGCATGGATGATGGGTCTAAATGGTGCTCTAAAGATCATTCAGTGTACCCATACATCAGAATTAGCAGTTAGATTTGGTCGAAAAGTAAGAAATTTGATTGATTCAAATGACTTTCAGACTGTTTTTCCGAAAATAAAACTCCAAGCAGACAACAAATCAGCAGGTCGTTGGACAAGTAATATGGAAGGTGAGTTCTTCGCAGCAGGTGTTGGAGGAGCTATTACTGGTCGTGGTGCTGATTTGCTTATTATTGATGATCCACATAGTGAACAAGATGCACTATCACCAAAATCTATGGACTCTGCTTATGAATGGTACACATCAGGACCTAGACAGAGGTTACAACCCGGTGGAACTATTGTTATTGTTATGACTAGGTGGAGCACAAAAGATTTGGTTGGTAGGGTGTTAAAAAAACAAGCAGATGATAATGCTGACCAGTGGGAAATAGTAGAATTTCCTGCAATTATGCCATCAGACAAGCCTTTATGGGGTGAGTTTTGGAAAAAAGAAGAACTTTTAGGTGTCAAAGCATCATTACCAATATCTAAATGGAACGCTCAATGGATGCAAAATCCTACTGCTGAAGAAGGATCAATCGTTAAAAGAGAATGGTGGAACAAGTGGCATGGAGAACAAGTGCCTGCTTATGATTATGTAATACAAAGTTATGATACAGCTTTTTCTAAGAAAGAAACTGCTGACTATTCTGCAATTACCACATGGGCTGTTTTTGAACATGAAACCAACGATACACCATGTATTATTTTATTAGATGCCAAAAGGATGCGTGTTGATTTTCCTGAACTTAAAAGACTGGCTTGGGATGAATACAAATACTGGGAGCCTGATTGTGTATTAATTGAGGCAAAGGCATCAGGAACGCCTTTAACACAAGAACTAAGACGAATGGGAATACCTGTAACTGCTTACACACCCAGTAGAGGTCAAGATAAAGTAGCTAGAATGAACAGTGTCGCACCTATTTTTGAATCAGGTATGGTGTGGTCGCCTGATGAAACTTTTGCAGATGAAGTTATTGAAGAAATGGCAAGTTTCCCTTATGGTGATAATGATGATTATTGCGATAGTGCAACTATGGCTTTAATGCGTTTTAGACAAGGTGGTTTTTTGTCCTTGCACGAAGATTACCAAGATGAAGTAAAATTATTAAGAAAAGACAGAACAGTGTATTATTAGCCAATGAAGATTTTTTTAACCTCCTTTAAATTTGATGGTATTGAATATACAGGTCCTAACATATTTGCTCAAAACTGGGAAATAGCTAAGGCTATTGCTGAATCTCAAGGTTTAAAAATAGATGGTGAATTAGAAGCAATACACAGCGAAGATTTTTTAAACGAATCAACAGAAAAAGTTGGCAAAGATTTTTTACAAGAATTAAATAAAGAAAGAGTGCTACACTAAGGTATATTATGGCAATTGAAAGAGTATTAGGCACAGAAAATGACCCTGATGTTATTGAATCAGGCAAAGCTGTAGAAATTTTCCCTGAAAAAACTAGATCAGAGGCTATTAGCGAATCAGATAACATTGTTGTTATGAATGATGAAGTTTTATTGGATGAACAAATAGCATCTGAACTTGTAAACATGCAAAATGAAACTGAAGATTTTTTTGCTAATTTAGCTGAGTTTGTAGATGAGAGTGAATTATCTAAACTTGCATCAAATCTTATAGATTCTATTCATAACGATCTTGAATCAAGAAGTGAATGGGAAAAAACTTACACAGATGGTCTTAAATACCTTGGTATGAAATTTGATGATAGTCGCTCTCAACCATTTCAAGGTTCTAGTGGTGTAATTCATCCGATCCTAGCAGAGGCAACAACCCAGTTCCAAGCTCAGGCTTACAAAGAATTACTGCCTGCTAAAGGACCTGTTAAAACACAAATTCTTGGTCAAAGAACTGTGGAAACAGAATCACAGGCAGAAAGAGTACAAGAGTTTATGAACTATTACATCATGAATGTAATGGAAGACTATGATCCTGAATTAGATCAATTATTGTTTTATTTACCACTGGCAGGTTCGTGTTTTAAGAAAATTTACTTTGATTTTGTATTACAAAGGGCTGTTTCTAAGTTTATTCCACCTGAAGACTTAATTGTTCCTTACGAAGCACCTGATATGTCATCAGCAGAAAGAATTACTCATGCTATCACCATGTCTCGTAATGAGATTAAAAAACAACAACTTTCAGGTTTTTACATAGATGTAGATATACCTGAAGGGTCTTATGAAAGTCGTGATGAAGTGACCACTGAGATTGATGAGATTGAAGGTACCTCACCAAGTTATACAGAAGATCGCAACAGAACCATCTATGAAGTACACACCATTCTTGATTTAGAAGGTTTTGAAGACATAAATGATATGGGTGAGCCAACAGGATTAAAACTACCTTATATCGTTACCATAGATGAACAATCTAACCAAATATTAGCCATAAGAAGAAATTACAACCCAAATGACCCAAGCAAAAATAAAATAAATTACTTTGTACAGTATAAGTTCTTGCCCGGTTTAGGTTTTTATGGGTTAGGTCTATCACACATGATTGGTGGTATATCTAAAGCCACCACATCTATTCTTAGACAACTTATTGATGCAGGAACATTGGCTAATTTACCTGCAGGATTTAAAGCTAGAGGTATGCGTATTCGTGATGAAGCTGATCCATTGCAACCCGGTGAATTTAGAGACATTGACACCACTGGTGGTTCTTTAAGAGAAAACTTAATCCCTTTACCTATTAAAGAACCAAGCAATGTATTAATGCAACTACTTGGTTTATTGGTAGATTCAGGAAAACGCT